TGCATTAGAAAATGGTGCATATTCAGCGGCTGTACAAGCTGAGTTCAGGAGAGGTCAGGCAAATGGTAATATCTACATTAACAAATCTGAAATCCGTCATGGTACTATTGATAGTATGTCCAAGGATGAAGTGTTGAAAGCTCTCAAAGAAATAAAGGATTCATATGAACCGAGATACGCTGAAGAAGTTATTGACCACGAGGCCACCAGTTCAGCCGAAGAAGGAAAGCGGGTTCTTTCAAGAAATTAAAAAAGCTGTCGGCCGATTACCCAAAGATATTTTGTTAACTAGAATAGAAAACTGGATGACACTTGGTATTCCTGATCTAATGATCTGTGATGATAAAAACCAATTTCATTTTGTAGAGCTGAAAGTTACTAGTGGTAATGTAGTTAGATTATCTTCATTACAAATCGCTTGGCTAACCAGACATAGCAGAGCTTCTGTATGGGTTCTTGTTAGATCACAAGATACAATGTATTTGTATGCGGGTAGTCAGGCAGTAGACCTGAGAATAAAAGGCCTGAAACTCAAACCTATCTTCAAAACAGAATACCCTTTTGATTGGTCTAAAACTTTTTCCTTGATATTTGATTAATAATATATAAGATAAATCCTATAACACATATTTATAGGAGAAATGTTATGATTAAAACCGAAGACAAACATTGTTACACACCTGTCAAAGAAGAAGGACAGAGAGGTATATATAGAGTTGCAAAAGTAACTT